AGAGATGAGGGAGTCATGAATCAAACCGCAGGAATGCTCAGGGAAATAATTCGTTTACAGGAAGCTTTCTTAGACGCACTAGAGGACATGCTGGATGAAATCGAGGGGGATGTTGAGGATGAAGAAGCCTATGACGCGGAAGGAGAGGATGCTGAACCCAAAGGAATCGCCTTGCTACAAGGAAGGTAGGGCATCGTTCTTCATGAAAGACGAAGAGCACAACAACCCTTACGGTATTGGCGAGCTTCGCTCCCGCATGGAGTGGCTTGCCGGTTGGTACGACGCCAAGGTCGAAACGCAGGGCTTTGACGACGTTAAATCTAAACTGCGTTCTTAGGAGAACTATCATGGAGCAACGGGTCTTTAACTTAACGCAGCCGACAGTAACCACGGCACCTGCCGAAACTGCATCGAAGCCGAAGCGCAAGGTCAATCGCAAGTCGCCGAAGCGCAAGATGGTGCTGAAGTACATCCGCGAGAACCCGCTGGCTGACGTGCATGAAGTCGCCAGGGTCTGTCAGTGCAGTACGAACTACGTTTATCACATCTCACCACGGTCCAAGCTCAAGCATAAGCTCGGGCACCAACAACTTAAGAAGGCAGCTAAACCTATGAAGAAAACGCCGAAGGCGGAACCGAAACCCGCCAAGACGGACGACTGGGGTGACTTCATGGAGAAGAACAGGGCCGAGCTGGAAGCGCTACCCAGTGTAGAGCCCGCGTTTGGCATCGCCGAAGCCTCTACCATGCAGGTGGGCGGGGATCATTACCGGACGATGCAGGTGCAGCCCTGGGACGCCCTCAAAGCATGGCTCACACCTGCGGAATACCGTGGTTATCAGAAAGGTGTTGTCATCGCGTACCTAGCCCGAGAGCGCAGCAAGGGCGGTGACATGGACATCCGCAAGGCCGCTCATCACCTCATGAAGTTAGCAGAAGACTTGTCTACCTCTGGGGAGTGATGATGGACTTAATAACCGTGGACTTTGAGACGTTCTATAGTCAGGACTTCTCTCTTAGCAAGCTCACCACGGAGGAATACGTCCGCGACCCCCAGTTCGAAGTTATCGGGCTGGGGGTCAAGGTCAACGACGGTGAGACGGAGTGGGCGAGTGGCACACCAGAGCAGATGGAGCGTTACCTTAAGAAGTTTGACTGGGAAAGCTCTGCGGTCCTGGCCCATAACACTATGTTTGACGGCGCTATACTATCTTGGTGTTTTGGTATTCGCCCTAAGCTGTGGCTTGACACTCTGTGCATGGGCCGTGCTCTACACGGTGTGGAAGTGGGTGGAAGCCTCAAAGCACTGGCCGAACGCTATGGCATCGGTGAGAAGGGGACCGAAGTTCTTAACGCCAAAGGAAAGCGGCGAGAGGACTTCACCCCCGACGAGCTAGGGCGTTACGGGGACTACTGCGTCAATGACGTAGACCTCACCTACAAACTCTTCAAGCTCATGGGCAAAGGCTTCCCGAAGACGGAGCTGAAGCTCATTGACCTCACTCTGCGCATGTTCATCGAGCCGACCCTGGACCTCGACCTCGGCCTCTTAGAGCAACATCTTATGGAGGTGAAGCAGCGGAAGGACGAGCTGCTGGCGAGTGTCGGTGTCGATAAGAAAGAGCTGATGAGCAACCCGAAGTTCGCCGAGCTGCTCCGGGCCCTTAGCGTAGAGCCCCCCATGAAGACCAGCCCCACCACGGGTAAGCAGACCTACGCCTTCGCCAAGTCAGATGAAGAGTTCAAGGCGCTGCAGGAACACGAAGATGATCGCGTCCAAGCTCTTGTGACGGCGCGTTTGGGCACAAAAAGTACCTTGGAGGAGACGCGCACTCAGCGGTTCATCGACATCGCCAAGCGGGGCCTGCTGCCTGTCCCGGTGCGGTACTACGCTGCTCATACGGGGCGCTGGGGTGGTGACGACAAGATCAACATGCAGAACCTACCGTCCCGTGGGCCTAATGCTAAGAAGTTGAAGAGCAGCATCATAGCACCGCCGGGGCACCTGTTGATCGACGCCGACTCTGCCCAGATCGAAGCCCGGGTGCTGGCGTGGTTGGCCGAGCAGGACGAGCTTGTTACTGCGTTCTTCAACAAAGAGGACGTGTACAAGATCATGGCCTCCAGCATCTACGGTAAAGCTGTTGACGAGATCGACAAGGACGAGCGGTTCGTGGGCAAGACCACGATTCTCGGTGCGGGCTACGGCATGGGTGCGGTGAAGTTTCAGGCTCAGCTCAAGACCTTTGGCTATGACATGGACCTCGACGAGTGCCGCCGGGTTATTCAGGTATATCGGGAGACTAACTGGCGGATTAGCCAGTTTTGGAAAGAGGCGCAAGGAGCCCTTGAAGGCCTGCAACGGGGCGAATCCTCTGAGCTTGGGGTCAACGGCTTGCTGAAGTTTCGCGGTGAGGAGTCGGCCATTGAGCTACCCTCGGGCCTGCTTATGCGCTACGACGAGCTGGACTTTGAGCAGGGGGACAAGGGTCCTGAGTACAGCTACAAGACCCGACGAGGCCGCACCCGCATCTATGGTGGAAAAGTAACGGAGAACGTCTGCCAGGGTGTTGCAAGGTGTATTATCGGTGAGCAGATGCTGCGAATCAGCAAGCGGTATCGGGTGGTGCTCACCGTTCACGACTCCATAGTATGTTGTGTACCTGAGCGCGAAGTTGACGAGGCGCAGGCCTATGTCGAGGCTTGCATGCGTTGGGTACCCGACTGGGCCAAGGGCCTACCCATCGACTGCGAGTCCGGCACCGGAACAAGTTACGGTGAGTGTGGATGAGTGTAGCTCCGTGGTCGTTCAGTAAGATCAAAGCCTTTGAGAAATGCCCGAAACAGTTCTATCACGTCAAGGTGGCGAAGGAGTACACCGAGCCGGAAACGGAGGCCATGCTGTACGGCACCGCGTTCCACGAGGCGTGTGAGGTCTACATACGGGACGGCGCGGAGCTAGACCCCAAGTTTGAGTTCGCAAGGCCAATGCTGGATGCGTTGGTAGCAAAGCCCGGCGAGAAGCTATGCGAGTACGAGCTGGGGCTGACAGAGAATTTAGAACCATGCGGCTTCAAGGACGACAACGTGTGGTTCCGAGGTATCGCTGATCTCATCATCTTAGACGGTGAGACGGCGTGGGTGATCGACTACAAGACCGGTCGGAACACCCGGTACGCGGATACGGGCCAGCTAGAGTTGATGGCACTTGCAGTGTTCAAGCACTTCCCGCAGGTGCAGAAGGTCCGAGGTGGCCTGCTGTTTGCCATCGCGAAGAAGATGATTAAGGACAGCTACGAGCGCAGTCAGGAACCTAAGCTGTGGGCTAAGTGGTTGTCGGACTTCGAACGTATGAAGAAGACGTTTGAGCTAGACGTGTGGAACCCTAATCCAAGCGGGCTGTGTCGTCGCCACTGTGTGGTGCTTGAGTGTCCCCATAACGGGAGGAAGTGAGATGCCTTACGTTAACAAGAAGCGTCCGTACAAGAAGGAGTACCAGCAGCAGAAGGCTCGTGGCGAGCATGAGAACCGCATGGAGCGCCAACGTGCGCGGCGAGCCATCGACAAGGAAGGCGTGGACAAAAACAAGAACGGTAAAGCTGACAAGCGTGAGGGCAAGGATGTTAGTCACAACAAGCCTCTCAGCCGTGGCGGCAGCAACAAGGACGGCGTGAAGATCGAGAGCCGGGCCAGAAACCGCAGCCGTAACTACCAGAAGAAAGGGCCAAAACCAAAGAGGTAGTATGCAAGTTGTTAAGAACAAGGCGCTAGTGTTTCGGACTAACAACCCGGAGCAGATCACTACGGTGATCCCGAAGAGCAAGGCCGTGGGAGACGGCAGGGTAGTTATTAACTGGGGCATTGAAGAAGTTCAGGTGCTGAAAAACCTGAATATCAAGGCCCCCTCGCCCATTGAAGGGCGCTACGAGTGGTCGGGGCAACACACACCCTTTGCGCACCAGAAGACCACAGCGGCGTTCCTGACCTTGAACAGGCGAGGGTTCTGCTTCAACGAGCAGGGCACAGGTAAGACTGCCTCAGCTATCTGGGCGGCGGACTTCCTGATGAAGCAGGGCAAGGTCAACCGGGTGCTGGTCATCTGCCCCTTGTCGATTATGGATTCGGCGTGGCGGGCGGACCTGTTTACCTTTGCCATGCACCGTACCGTAGACATCGCCTATGGTGCCAAGGACAAGCGGCAGCAGATCATCGAGGGTGATGCTGACTTCGTGATAATTAATTACGACGGTGTGGAGATCGTTGCCGACGCCATCGCCAACAGCGGGTTTGATCTCATCGTCGTGGACGAGGCAACGCACTACAAGAATCCCCAGACCAAGCGCTGGAAGACCCTGAATAAATTGTTGAAGCCAGAGACTTGGCTCTGGATGATGACGGGAACCCCCGCCGCACAGTCGCCCCTCGACGCCTATGGCTTAGCCAAGCTGGTCAATCCCCGGGGGGTGCCACGGTTCTTTGGTACGTTCCGTGAGCAGGTGATGCACAAGGTGACGCAGTTCAAGTGGATGCCCCGGCCCGAAGCCACAGACATTGTGTACGACGCCCTGCAGCCAGCCATACGTTTCACCAAGGAGCAGTGCCTAGACCTGCCCGAGATGACCTACGTCAAACGTGAGGTGCCCCTCACATCTCAGCAGAAGAAGTATTACGACATGCTGAAGAGCCGCATGGTCATGCAGGCGGACGGGGAAGAGATCACGGCAGCTAACGCAGCGGTGATGATGAATAAGCTCATGCAGATAAGTTGTGGCGCGGTCTACAGCGACGAAGGCGAGACCCTAGAGTTCGACATCAAGAACCGCTACAACATCCTGAAAGAGGTCATCGACGAGGCCAGCCAGAAAGTTCTGGTGTTCGTACCCTTCCGACATGTTATCGGCTTGCTGTCCGAGCGGTTCAAGAAAGACGGCATCACGAGCGACGTGATCTACGGCGACGTGCCCGCCAAGAAGCGCACCGAGATATTTAAGCGTTTTCAGGAGCAGAAAGACCCTCGGGTGCTGATTATTCAGCCACGAGCCGCAGCGCACGGAGTGACACTCACAGCCGCTAACACAGTGGTCTGGTGGGGCCCGACGAGTTCTTTGGAGACCTACGCTCAGGCCAACGCCCGGGTGCATCGCTCCGGCCAGAAGCATCCTTGCCTCGTGGTACAGCTACAGGGCTCGGAAGTGGAACGACGTGTATATAAGTTATTAGATGGACGTATTGACGTTCACACGAAGATGATCGATTTGTACAAAGAATTGCTTGACTAATTAGAACATAGCATTTAATGTAAGGGTCTCTTGAGAGGAGAACCCCAATGGCAGAGATACCACTAGAGAAGCTGGTGAAGGCGTACATCACTATACGCAACAAGCGTAGCGAGCTGTCCGCCGAGTTCAAAGCTCAAGACGAAGCGCTGCTGGGTAAGCAGGACAAAATTAAGAAAGCCCTGCTGGACCACTGCAAGGAGCACAACGTCGAGAGTGTTAAGACCACCGAGGGCGTGTTTTACCGGACGATCAAGCGCCGTTACTGGACGAGCGACTGGGCCTCTATGTACGACTTCGTTATGGAGCATAGAGTCCCTGAGTTCTTCGACAAGCGTCTGAATCAGACCAACGTGAAGCAGTTCTTGGAGGAAAACCCTGACCTGATCCCGCCGGGATTGAACGCGGAAACGGAATACACCGTAGCTGTCCGCAAAAAGTAAGGAGCTTGTATGCAACCGAAGTATGTTTCGTCTACTGAGCTGGCAGAGCATTTCTCTGTATCAGTTCCCACGGTGCGCCTGTGGATGCGGAAGCACAAAATCCCGCCGAACCTGTACGTCAAGGTCGGGACCGCTTACCGCTTCATGCTGGCGGAGATCGAGCAACACTTCTTCGACGAGAACGCTCGTCGCCGGGCAGCGAAGACAGGTGGGCCCATGCCCGAAGAAGCACCCGTGCAGCAGGCCGTAGAGCCTGTAATCGAAGAGTCTGTGGTTGAAGAGGAGCAAGAGCTGCTTCCCTTTGACGCTGATGACGACCTCTAAGGAGAACGCTAGTGAGTAATGATATGGAGATGTTTAAGGGCAACGCCCTTGTCAGCAGCGACATGTTCGCCAAGCTGAAGGACCTGAACGACAACCTTGCCGGTGGCAGCGGTGGTGGCGGCGCAACGAATCGCCGAATCAGTCTGCGTGGTGGCAAGTTCCGTCAGGTGGTTAACGGCGAAGAGATGCGGGTCAGCAAGAACGACTCCATGGAAATCGTCATCATCGACGCAGCTAAGATCGCTCGGACCTACTACGAAGGCACCTACGATCCCAAGAACGTGTCTGCGCCTACCTGCTGGTCGGCTGATACCAACGTGCCGTCCTCTGACGTGCCTGAAGATCAGCGCCAAGCTAGCAAGTGCATGGACTGCCCGCAGAACGTGAAGGGCTCCGGCCTCGGTAACGGTCGTGCATGCCGCTTCTCGCAGCGTCTGGCTATCGCCTTCCCGCAGAAACTTGGTGAGGTGTATCAGCTTCAGCTCCCCGCTACGTCTATCTTTGGCGAAGCGAAGGACAACAAGATGCCGATGCAGGCCTACGCGAAGTTCCTCCGTGCTAACGATATGCCCGCCGTGGCACTCGTAACGGAGATGTACTTCGACGAAAACAGCGAAGTGCCCAAGCTGTTCTTCAAGCCCGTGCGTCCTCTAACTGATGAAGAGCTAGAAAAAGCTCTTGAGATGCGCGAGCATGAGGACACGAAGCGGGCCGTCACCATGACTGTTGCACAGACCGATGGGGCACAGAAAGTCGAAGTTAAGGAAGCCCCCAAGCCCGCAGCAAAGCCCCGTGCCAATGCCATCGAGGCAGCGGAGCCCGAGCCTGAAGTTGAGGTAGAGGCAGCGGAGGAAGTCGTAAGCGAGCCGAAGAAGGTGAGGAAGAAGGCAGAGACGCCCCCGGCGGACGATGCTGACCTTGCTGACATCGTTGACTCGTTCTGGGACGACTAAGAGTCCCCCAACGCCGCGACTAGGTTAACGCCGAAAAGGGTACTGCAGCGCCCCTGTCGCGGTGTCTCTATCAATCAGGTGGGATATGGACACAAGACAATTTTTGTATCGCGTGTTGGGGGGAGATGGACGCTACTGCACC